CCGATACCGGTTAAAGGGGGTAAACTAAAAAATGATTTAGTTCAAGCATATAATAAGGTTGTGCCAAAATCAATGCAACCTGCTGTTAACGAGTTGGCCGGTCAAGTTGGCAACTATGCATTAAAATCTGCTGGATATGGCGAACCAATACCAGTTGGTAAAGGTATTCGTAAAGGTAGAATGGTTAAAGGTAGTCCAGAGGCTAAAGCGTGGGCTGAAAAAATGAGACAATCAAGAAAGAAATAAACTTAATGTTTAATGTATATTTCTATATATATGATTTATCCAAAATATACAATATATATGATATTGCATAAAAATAGAAATATACAGGAAATATACATAGGTAGTACTACAAACTTTCCCCGTCGGCGATCACAACATAAAAAAAATACAACTAATAGAAGAAATAAATTATATAATACCAAACTATATAAATTTATTCGACAATTTGGCGGTTGGGATTGTTTCGATATGGAAATTATAGAAATATATCCCTGTGACAATCTTATGGAAGGTAAATCAAAGGAGCAATTTCACATCGACTTAATTAAACCTTCATTGAATTCAAGTAATTCATTTAACTTAAAAATATAAATATAATCATATATATACACAATGGATAATATAATTATAAATGATGATACGAAATGTAAAACTGAAACAACGCACGTAGAAATACCATTTGACCCAGATATGAAAGAGCCGGGGTCGGTTAGGGGTGAATTAATATCAGAGCCCGAAATACTAACAGATAAAGATTTTGAAAGATTAGAGCGAAAAAACTATATAGTGAAAGTTAAAGTTGTAGCACTTGATATTTTAGATAAACCGTTATTTATGAACCCAAAAGAAATGAGAAATAAAGACAAAGAAATTTTAATTAACACTTGCACAGAGGTTATGGAAAAATTCACACCGGCACAAATCACAGAAAGATTTAATTATATCGTATGTAGAGACGTTTTAACACATCAAACCGATATATCAATGTTGCCGATTTATTCAAATAAAAATTGATTTATATTTTATACAATATAGTATATAATATACAATGTCCGGCCAACCTTACATCTATGCGAAAGATCCTGCAATGTTTAGACAACAATATATGGATGCATTAAATTTAACGAGTAATATAAATGATATGAATTTGAAAGCAAATCAAATATATAAAGCAACGGGACAATTACCGCCTCAAAGCTCTATGCCTGATAACCGAACCACATCTGAAAAATTAGCTGATATTGAAAAATTAAAAATTTCATTAATAGCAGACCTTAAACCATTAATGGGGTCCCAAATGGCACAAGAAGTCATACAGGGTGTTGTTAATAGTCCGTATAATTCAGACGGGGCGTTATTTACATTCTTCGCACAACGAGCCCCCGACATTGTAAAGACTGCAAGTGTTAGTTATAGATATGGGATTAAAGGAGATCAAACGGATGTCAGAAAATTTGTAACGATTGTCGAAAATATGTACAGTAGTGCAAAATCAATTACAGACACATCCAAGAAATTTTTTAATACAAATACCGGGTCAAACTTTACAGGAGCGACAAGCGATGAAATTAATAGAATTGTTGCGGCATATCGCACAATAATTCAAGATTTGCACAGGAGAGCTGTATACGCACCCACTCGACAACTCGAACAGTTAACGAACGAAGTTGAACGACGAATTATCGCATTTACGACTTTTATAGACGACGGGGATGCCGGAAATCAAGCCGGAAATAGAACATCCATCTCTTTATTGGGTCGATTGTCAAATTTAATTGTAAACAGGCAAAACGCAGGTCAAGCTGTTGACCCTGCTACAATAGTGAAGGTAGAGCGGTATTTGTCATATGTTGACACATTTCCAAGAATGGATAATATTATGACATTTTTAAATAAAATTACCAATATTTTAGGAATAGATAATTTGGCACAAGCAACGTTAAATCAGAGACGATATATACCTAGATCTTCCGATAATACCGAAAATATACCAATGATAACACTAATTTTACAAGATTTAATAAGCATTTTACCACCAGCAAATGATATGGAAGAAATGGCAAGAGGTGTTGCCATTTCTTGGGCAACTATGGGTGCCCCAATAGCTACTAGGGCATCCCCAGTGATCGATGCAGCTGCTAATATAGCACCGGTACCCCCCGTCGAACCCGACATTAACCCAAAACGAGCAGTTCCAGCATTTCCACCTGATATTGATCAGTTTTATGAAGAAAACTTTACAATTGAAATAATACGCGAAATAGTCGGCGATGCTGTTGGTGATAAAAATATCACTGCCCGGCTTAAGCAGGCAGTTCAAGAAAAATACAGTCATCACTACGGCCGTAACCCCACTAAAGCACAGCTTGGTTACCTCACTGCTGTGACTGTTCAAGACTACAATGGTTTGGAAATTCCCCCCCCCGAAACAATAGTCTGACAGTAAATATATCCAACCCAGGCCAACCACCGATTGTGGAAAGTGCATTAACTGAACCACCACCAATAATTCCAGAAGGTGTGTTAACTGAACCATCGCCAATAATTTCTGAAGATGAAAAAACATTTATTAATATGGTCTTTGATCACAATCAACTACTTGAACAATATTTAAGCAATAGTGTAGCCGAGTTAATAAATGAAAGAGTAATGACAGCAACTGATGAGCCCGCCGGCTTTGCATTGGAAATACTGTCAAAAGCTATTATAAATTTAGCAAATGACAAAGCTAAATTAACCAACGAAGCGACCACTTTAGAAAATCCAGATATATTGAATAAAAATATAGATACGATTAGCGACATTGCGATACAATTAGAAAAAAAAAGGGCGAAGTCGGCGCCCCAATTAAGAGGAAACTCACCGCCCAAATTAAGAGAAAAATCACCACGAACAAAACGCGCTATTATAACACAACCCAAACCCAAACCCGAAGAAAGACCATTGGATATAACAACAACCGAGCACATTCACAAACCACTACGTAGTAATTCTGTTGGGCGTAAATTAGAAGAGGTGCACCGAGCCCGAGATTTAAAACCAAAATCTAATGAAAACGTATCACCGTATATCAAAACAGCGTCAGATAACCAATTAGATGAAGCAATTTTAAACGAAGCCGGCATATACCAGGCACCGGAGTATAGGGGGCAATTAATAATTGAAAAAAAATTTAGGCTAACTGGCGACGGTTTACGGCGTAGAGTTGGGCGACCTGTTGGTAGTGGAATATTAAAGCCCTTTAAAGATAGGCTAGATAATAGCTTAGGAATACAACCAATGGCGAATTATATATCTTTCGGTAAATACGCAATTAATACAAGGAAATTAAACGACGATATAGTGAGTATACGTCATAAAACAGGAGGAAATATTATGGGTCATCCATCTCGGAAAGTTTCACCAAATTTGGCGAAAGTTTTTCGTAAAATTATTGGCAATGGTTTACCTGACTTTGAGGACTTATCAAACTTATCACAAGATGAGAGACAATATTTATATGATGTTTCAAAGAAAGCAGATATAGTCAGTAAACTAAATATACCAGCTCCGTCCAGAGATCAACAAGATAAAGATAATCATAGTTTTGAAGTTATGAAGGGTGAACTATTGTCCGGCAATGATAGTGTAGAAATGGTTAAAAAATTTAAATTGTTAATGTTAAAAATGTCTAAGTCGGGTACGTTGCCCAAAGCACAGGTAAATGAATTATTAACAGACTTGGCCGAACTCGGTTATTAATTTAAATGTTTAACAATATTATATAATATAATGTCTACCTCGGGTACTTACGGCTATTTTCCAAAAATAATGCAGCAAAATTCTATTTTACAACAAATGACAAGTAACAGTATGCAACCGGCTTTTTATTTTGGGGGATCACAGGTCCCAATTAATCTCGGATTACCACGCGGTCAGGGACTTAGATCAATGTATAAGCCTTCTTTGCATTCTATGAAATCACTTGGGGTGCAAGGTAGGGGTCTTGAAAATACATATTCGAGACATAATCGAATTACATTACCAAAACATATGTCGACAATTAGGAAAGTAATTTAAAATTCCCGATAATCGTTTTAAATTTTATCATATATACATATATATAATAAATGTTCATCATTGTTTTTAATCAATCAAATATAGTCCCGGATGGCCAAAATAATAAATTGCAATATAATTTTCCAAATTCCGTAGTACTCACTGATAAATATATTGCAATATGTTCAATCAGTATGTATTACTCTTGGTTTAACATTACTCAATTAGCAACAAATAACCAATTTACATTTACTTGGACGGCAGGTGCAGTCACTACAACGTATACTTTATTAATCCCGAATGGTTTTTATGAAATTACAACTATAAATGACTATATACAATTTTTTTGTATACAAAATGGCCTGTATTGGACAATGGCCGGATTAAATTATTATCCAATTGAATTAATATTAAATCCTTCGAGATATGCGGTGCAACTAAATACGTATTATATACCCACATCTACTCCTATAGGAGCAACACTGCCGGCCAATTTTCCGGGATGGCCGACCACTGCTCAAAATTCAGTTGTGACCATACCTGCAAATTTTAATATTATTATTGGATTTGCCGTTGGATTTATAAGCAGTTCGAATATTGGCAATCCGGTTATGACTTACTCGGCGAATTCACTCGTTAATAAAAACGCAGCCGGTACATATTCGTATTTATCATCAACCGCGCCTCAAGTACAGCCAAATAATAATGTTTTATTTGCAATGTCTAATATTAACTCACCGTACTCTCAGCCAAATAATATTATATATTCCTTAAATCCAAATGTGGATGTTGGACAACAGATATTTGAAGTCCCTCCAAACTACGCGTGGGTTAGATTAATAGATGGTACGTATAATAATTTAAGATTATCTTTACTAAATACAGCATTACAGCCGTTAATTATTAATGACCCAAATATGACATTTTTATTAATCATCAAAGATAAAGATGAACGATATTAAAATACATTTATAGTTATAAATATATATATATATATACATATACATAATGGATACTATAAGTGAGCAATATATAAATCAACTATTTGAAACATTCACATCTGAACGAAATAAAATAATATTGGATATTAAAAACGATACAGATATGCATAAAGAAAAAATATTATATTCTAAACTATATATAATCGACGGTATAATTAAAAATCTATTAAAATATCGCAATGCATTGGTTAAGGAAAAATTAAAAGATATCTAAAATCAACCATATATAAATACATTATAAATATATGGTTCAAAACATTATTAAACATTCTTTATTACCTTTCAGCAATGCTAGGCTTAAAACTTTAAACTCTCAACCGGTTACGGGTCGAGGAATGGGTTCAGTATTATTACGTACGGGAGGTGGGGGCGGAGCCTCGTCTTATATGGATATTGATGATTATATACATACAACGGGCATCAATCCATACGCTAAAGCATCGGTGCCTTTATCAGGCAAAGGTCTTCAACAGATAGGGGAAAAACTATCAAAACTCAATATATCGACCGTAACAGGGCGTCCTAAGAAAAAAAATATTCAAATCTCAATATAGATATAATCAATATAAAATCTGTTTAAAATATACATCATTCTTATATATCATATATAACAATGTCTGATAAACTAGTATTTGATTTAGCACAGGAAATTGAAGGATCTCCTAATGTTTTTGTCCGCAAAGACTGGATTAATATTTTGGATAATCAAAATCAAAATTACAATAACAATCAATCTGTCATTGATACGTCTCAGCTAAGTAACTCTAATAAGTATATGAGTTACAGAGAAGCCTATTTTTCAATTCCATTAATATTAACATTAGGCGTAACTGCTTCTGACATTACATCTGTAGCGGCCGTACTTCCGAGTACACTTGACACCTCGGCTACAGTATTGACTGATTTTTCAACCGGTAATGATTACTCAATTGGATTAAAAAACTGGTTTGGTCAAGTTATACACAGTTTCACACTTGATTACAACGGGACCACGTGCCTACAACAAACTCCTTACATTAATATTTGGAATTCATTTAAATTGATGACAAGTTTTAGTATGGCAGATGTTTTAACGCAAGGTGTTACAATTGGTTTTTATCCCGATGATTGGAATGCGTTTTCATTTGTACCGGTAGCCGCTACATCTGTATCGCGTGGTTATTCCACAGCTGGGACGGGGACCTGTAACTCAAATAACCCACCAATTACGCCATTTTTAGTTACGGGTGGGAATTCGTTTGCTTTAAATAATGCCGGAATGTTTAAACGCCAACAAAATATTAATTTTGATTTGGCGTCATCTACTGGCACATTCGTTACGGGCGCTGCTGCAGTTGGCAGCAGCGTATCTACCGGTACATATCAAAGTTTAATTTATCCTACAGATTTCCAAAATACTTGGAAAAATTATATATCTGCTCGCAGTAGAAACTCGACAATCGGCGTAGCCGCACAGGTTACATCAGCTACTAAGGATACAGTGGGTGGCTATATTCAATTTAGCATAGTTGCAACTGTATATTTAAAACACATTCATTCATTTTTTAATATGTGTCCTTTACTTAAAGGCGTCTTTATGAAAATGACAATGAATTTAAATAATTCATCATCGACGATTATTACTTCATCAATTGGGACGGCGGTTACACCAACCGGCACCAGCCCCCAAAACATTATATTGACCCCCGCGTCAATGATGTGCAGTTCAAGTCAAAATCCGCAAGCAGGTATTAATCCAATTATGATTGCATCTGGTAATAATAATAGTTACAGCGATGGGGCAACTGCATTGGCGTTTCCGTCGGGTGCTCGAAAATTAATACCAAGCGGTACCGTTGCTGGATCCGGCACGATAGTGGCCGGACAGATACTAGTTAATGTACAATATACTGCAAATATCTCAGTTGGAGCAACCGTTTTGAACCAAACTCTAGCCTCAATATACGGCGCTAGCGCTGGTGCGTTATCTAAATCTATATATTTATATATTCCGGCATATACGTTTAATCCGATATTTGAACAAGCATACTTATCAAATCCGGTTAAACAAATTAAATATACAGATGTATACCAATACCAAATTCAAAATATTCAGGCCGGGTCAATGTTTAATAATTTATTAACAAACGGTATTGCAAATATAAAGAGTGTATTGATAATGCCGTTTTATTCAGCAACTGCTGGTGATACTACAGCGTTTCCGGCCTTGATAGGAACAGCGGGGGCAGGGGTGACCCAAAATGGGATACTCGGTCTGCCTCTAATGTCCAATACTACTGGATTAGTTAGTGGAATGCCGGTTTGGCAGTCACCATTTGATCCCGCGGGCACTGGTTGCACATCTCCTCTTTGTGCTTTAACTAATTTCAATATTCAAGTATCGGGGCAAAACGCAATATATAACATTGAAAGATATAATTTTGAACAATTTAATAATCAACTATACGGTCAAAATGCTGTCAACGGTGGTATGACTGACGGTATCACTTCTGCATTAATCGACCGTCAAGCGTTTGATATGGAATACTGTTATTACTATGTTAATGTTGAACGAATGTTACCCGTTGAAGAAACAGTCCCGAAATCTATTCAAATATTGGGTCAAAATTATTCGAAAAAAAATTTAGATTTATACTGTTTCATCGAATACGCAAATTCTATAAATATTGACGCACTCACAGGTGCAAGGGTTTAACGACTATAATAAAATCTATTTAAGTTTATTGCTTTATTTATTTGTTAAATTATATTGATTTAACAATTTAGCACAATATAAAATATATAATGTACCATATACCAATTCACGCGTCACCTACGCAACTTTCAAAACTTAAACGTGGCCGATCGGTCAGAGTTAAACACGGTTCGGGATTTAATTTATTAGTTCATCCTGAAACATATAGTATTATTACACGGGCATTTGCTAAAGGCAAGGGTGCCGAAATTGCCCTTTCTCCGCCCGAATTAGAAGCAAATGCACATATATCAAATGGCACACCTGTAGCCGTTCAAAATCCTCAACATCCTCAAGCAGGAGGAGAAGTAGCCCCCGCCGTTGTCGGTGCTGGTATCTTTGGAGATGTTGGCGACAAATACTTAAAGAAAGCTGGTATTAAAAAATTGGCGTATACTGCCGGAGATTATATTAAACCGGTTGCTAAAGCGGGTATCGGTGCGGCGTTAACTGCTGGAGGTGTCGCCCTCGCCACGGCTGCTCCCGAGCTAATACCTGCAATTCCACTTGGTGTGGCAGGTGGGACAATGTTAGCGAGTGATTATTTAGATCATCCTCAACGCTACACTGGTAAATCTGGTGTTAAAGGGAAAAAACATAACTCTTTGCCGGAGCAACACGCGCAGGCGCAATTGACAGAGAGTTTAAATAATCAATTGGGAACCAATATGGATTATATGCGTCAAGCTGGTTTAGCTAATGCTGTGTCGCAACAACAACAGGCAAATTTAAATGCGTCATCTATTGGATCTCGATTTACAGGAGACGGGCTTCATCGCCATCAGCATATGAGACAGCACGCAATTGTCGGTAGGGGTGGTGGTATGGTTGGGTCGTCGGCGTCATATGTCCCACCTGCTTTGGAAAGTCAACCATTTTCGGCTAATTATCAATTTCAGCATTTTTTCCCACCCGCATATCAAAGTTTAATGCACGGTTCAGGGCTATATTAATATATATATTATACGGGTTTAAGGATTTATATATATATATAATATTATATATAAATGTCCCTTACAGATACAGATATTGAAAATTTAGCAAAGAAAATGTCTATTCCGTTAGCCGGTGTATTTTTTAAAGATGAACTACCATCAAAATTGGAATTTAATAAATTTTACATTATTAATCTTGAAAATTCAGAAGACGAAGAAGGAAACGAAAACGACGGCACGCATTGGACAGCCGCGCAGTGTAATCAATATCCAAACGGGACCAAAGAATGTATTTTTTTTGATCCATATGGCCAACCACCAAGTGAGAATGTAAAGAAGGTAATTAAAAATACAACCGGCCAGGCAAATGTACCACATACGACGAGAGATATTCAATCTCTTATGAATAATGCGTGCGGGTGGTATTGTTTAGCATTGGGGCATTATATAAATGCGTCACAGTATCGCACTAAAAATCTTCACGATGATGTTAATGATTTTGTAAACTTATTCGATGATCTCAATACGTCAGTTGATTTTAAGAAAAATGAATTCGTTTTAAAACATTTCTTCCGTAGCTCTGATCCAAATTTACGTCAACCAATAGAAGTAATAAAACCGGTGTCCGGCATATCTGATCAGGATGAAAAAGGCGGCCAAGATGCATTCAGAGGCGTTAAAATACCTGTAGATATAAACGTTATAAATAAACACGCTTAAAATTGTATCTATATAAATTTATATATATAATGGAAGAAACAAGCAAAACTATAATTAAATATAGCTCATATACGCCAGCTCAGAAACGAGCTACGCAAAAATATAGAGAAAATAATAAAGATAAAGTGAATGAGCAACGTAAAAAATATTATCAAAATCGCAAAGCGAGAGACCCTGATTTTTTAGAGTATAAGCGTACAAAGGCTAAAGAATACTATCAATTAAAAAAACAGAGTTATATTAAACCCGTTCGGGTAGAAACCATAATGCCTTCACCAATTGAACCAACTTCCGAACCTGAAATTATATCACCAACTGTACCTGAAAAACCAATTGGGAAGGTTAAGCAATATTTACCAAAAAATAAAACAATATAAATATATATACAGTATATATTATAATGTGTATCATAGAGGAAATTATAAATTCGCCCGACTATATACCGTCGTATTGGTTATCGTATGATAATAATATAAAAAAAATATTTCAAAGGAAAGTATTAAAACAATTAATGAATAATTGGACGGACACTATGAAATGGCTTATGGTATATCGCCATTTTGAAATTGACACAAATCCAATGATGGAAATGATTACAAAAATATTTTTATTCATCTATCGCAATAATAAACAAATTTTAGCCAATAAGCGACAAGAAAGACGCAAGCTGATAACAAAGCGTAATAAATTATATACGCTACGTAATAAAATAACTTTATAAAAACAATATAAATTTTATGATATATAATATATTATAAAATGTCAATCAATAGTTTAGATTTTAGTTCAGATGAGGAAGAAATAATTATTCCGGAATACGTTTTAAACAACATTCAAGTTGATTTATTAAGCGACGAGCCGTCGGATGTTT